ATCAGCCAGACTTCAATGAGATCGCACGGCGTCATGGCCCATCAATCGTAGACGTAGCCAACCAATTATGGAGGTTTTAATGGCTAAAGTTGGACGCCCCAAGGCACCGGTGAGCATCACGTTCACACAAGAACAGCTTTCGATGTTGATCGAACACTGTAAGTTTCAGTGTGAGATGCAGGTCGAGGAGTTCTTTGCAATTCACAGTCCTGAACACGAATACAAAGGTGACCCAAGTTATTATTTGGACACATCCGAGGTGTTCTTGCTGACGGGCAAGCTCAAGAACGCTTATGAAAAAAAGTATGGAGCGAAAGATGCTGGCTGATTTGTTTGACACACCGGCCTACAAGCTGGTGCGCAGGGATGACCCTGCTACCAGCCACGACGCCGCAGAAAGCATCGACGCGACAGCGATGGAAAGCGTAGTAGCCGATGCAATCTGGGAGTTTGGTGCAGCAGGTGCGATTGCCGATCAAGTCTGCAATGCCCTGCCGCATCACCGATATAACTCAGTGACGCCGCGTTTCAAAGCCCTAAAAGAGAAGGGCATCATCATCACCGATGGCACCAAGAAAAAGGGTGCGTCAGGCCGCAGCCAAATGGTCATGTGGCACAAAGAGTTCTATCAGGGAGAAAACAATGGTTAGCATTTTGCGCGAGACGCAAGTCGAGAAGTACATCATGTCACCGCCGACAGGCAGCATGGTAGTGCAGATCACACCGCAGGTTGCCGAGTTCATCTTGGTCAACACCAATCACAAAAACAGGCCGTTGAGCCTTGGCGCGGTTGGCAAGTACCAAGTCGAGATGGAGAAAAACAACTGGTCACTGACAGGTGACAGCATCAAGTTTGGCACTGATGGTCTGTTGAAAGACGGCCAGCACAGACTTGCTGCATGTGTGCGGTCAGGCACACCGTTTACAACCCATGTCGTTTTTGGTCTGCACCCAGAAACATTCCAGCATATCGACATTGGCAAGAAGCGCGGTGCCTCTGACACCTTAGCTATGATGAATGTGCCTAACTACAAGCACGCATCTACCATCATCCGTATGATCATCTCATACGAGGTCGGTATGTCTGATACACCCAAGAACGGCGTCACAAACGACTACATCAAGCATAAGTATCTTGAAGAGATCGACCATGATCTTCTGCAAGAAGCGGTGAGTGTATCCAAGCTAATGTGGAAAACAACCAAATGGCAGACAGGCGTCATTGGTGCCTTCTTCTACATGGCCGTCAAACATGGACAGCGTGAGCAAATCACCAAGTTTTTTGACGAAATGAGCAAGGGCATCGGATCAAAGCCACGCTCACCCATTCCGTTCCTGCTGCAAAACGTCAACCGTATGCGCATGGACAGGGCTTACCATCTGCGTGCGCACCAGTACAGCGTCATGCTTAGTCGTGCATACGCCAACTACAAGGCTGGCAGATCCTCATCCAAGAAGGACATCACAGTTAGCCTCAAAGACAAAATGGAGACGTTCTGA